AAGGTTTTATTGATATGTACGGCATGCCTGTATTTAAGAATCCAGAAAAACCTATAAAAGGAATTGATAAAGAACCTATAATACAAGGAGCTATTGATTTCTGGTCTAATGAAGTTGAGTCATTAACCTCAGATCCTGATGCGTTAAATGAATTTTACAGACAGTTTCCTAGAACAGAGTCGCATGCATTTAGAGACGAGAGTAAACAGTCATTATTTAATTTAACTAAAATATATCAGCAAATAGATTATAATGATTCTATAAACATGGCTCATTATATGACTCAAGGAGGTTTTCATTGGAAAGATGGCATTAAAGATTCTAAGGTTATATGGAGCCCAAATAAAAGAGGAAGATTTTTTGTAACTTACATCCCTAAAGCTTCTCTTCAAAATAATGTTATTACGAAGGGTGGAAAGATGTATCCAGGGAATGAACATATTGGATCGTTTGGTTGTGACTCTTATGATATTTCAGGAGTTGTAGTAGGTAAAGGTTCTAACGGAGCTTTACATGGACAGACAAAATTCAATATGGATGATGCGCCTAGTAATGAATTCTTTTTAGAATATATTGCCAGACCTCAAACCGCTGAGATATTTTTTGAAGAAGTTTTAATGGCGTGTATTTTTTATGGCATGCCAATATTGTGTGAAAATAATAAACCTCGTTTGTTGTATCATTTTAAGAATAGAGGATACAGAGGGTTTTGTTTAAATAGACCGGATAAAACTTATAATAAATTGTCTAAAACTGAAAGAGAACTAGGAGGTATTCCAAATTCATCGGAAGATGTTAAACAATCTCACGCCTCAGCTATTGAGTCGTATATTGAAAAATATGTAGGGTTAGATTTTGAAGGTGATTATAGAGAAAAAGATGATATAGGAAGTATGTATTTTCAAAGAACATTAGAAGACTGGGCTAAATTTGATATTACAAACAGAACAAGGTTTGATGCGGCTATTAGTTCAGGGCTTGCAATTATGGCAAATCAAAAACACCTATACACTCCCACTCAAAAACAATCAAAAATAAGCATTAACTTTGCGAGATATAATAACAAGAACTCAGTAAGTCAATTACTTAATAAATGAAAGAAGTAACAATAGATATACAGGCTGCTGCATTTCCAGATCAATTCGTTTCTGATGCTACAAAAGATACCGTAGAGTATGGATTACAGATAGGTCAAGCAATACAATACGAATGGTTTAGAAGAGATAGTGGCTCATGTAGATTTTACAATCAATGGAATGAGTTCATGCGACTACGTTTGTATGCTAGAGGAGAGCAATCCGTAGCAAAATACAAAAACGAATTAGCAATAGATGGTGACTTAAGTTATCTTAATTTAGATTGGACACCCCTACCTATAATACCAAAGTTTGTCGACATCGTAGTTAATGGAATGTCAGACAGACTTTTTAAAGTTAAAGCATATGCTGAGGACGCATTGTCAGCTGAAAAAAGAAATGAGTTTCAAGAAATGATAGAAGGTGAAGTTTTAGCTAAACCTTTGTTCCAACAAATAGATCAAGATTTTGGAGTTAATGTTTTTCAATCAAAAGAAGATGAGCTGCCGGAAAGTGACGAGGAAATGGAGTTGTTTATGAATATGAAATATAAACCAGCTATTGAAATAGCTCAAGAAACAGCTATAGATACATTAATGTCTGAAAATCATTATAATGATATTAGAAGTAGGGTAGATTATGATTTAACAACTATTGGAATAGGAATTACAAAACATGAGTTTCTTTTAGGAACCGGAGTTAAATTAGATTATGTAGATCCCGCTAATGTAGTTTATAGTTACACGGATGATCCTTATTTTAAAGATTGTTTTTATTGGGGAGAAATTAAAACAGTTCCTATGACGGAACTAATTAAAATTGATCCTGACTTAACAAATGACGATTTAAATCAGATTGCTAAATATAGTCAGTCATGGTATAATTACTTTAACAACGCTCAGTTTTATGAAAACAGTATGTTTTATAGAGACACTGCTACGTTAATGTATTTTAATTATAAGACAACTCATTCATTTGTATATAAAAGAAAAAAATTAGCAGACGGAACTTATAAAACTGTAGAAAAAGACGATCAGTTTAATCCACCACAAGAAATGATGGATGAAGGGAACTTTGAAAAAATAACCAAAAGGATTGATGTTTGGTATGAAGGTGTTATGGTTATGGGAACCAATATTGTTTTAAAATGGAAACTTGCTGAAAATATGGTAAGACCTAAATCTTCCAATCAATTTGCAATGCCTAATTATGTGGCAGCGGCACCTAGAATGTATAAAGGAGGATTAGAATCGTTAGTAAGAAGAATGATTCCATTTGCTGATTTAATACAAATGACTCACTTAAAAATACAACAAGTTGTTTCTAGGGTTGTGCCAGATGGTGTGTTTATAGATGCAGATGGTTTAAATGAAGTTGATTTAGGGACAGGGAACGCATACAATCCTGAAGATGCTTTAAGATTGTATTTTCAAACAGGTAGTGTGGTTGGACGTAGTTATACTCAAGACGGAGAGTTTAATAACGCTAGAGTTCCTATAACTCAATTAACTTCTAATAGTGGAGCTAGTAAAATGCAAATGTTAATTGCAAATTACAATCATTATTTAGATATGATTAGACAAGTTACTGGATTAAATGAAGCTAGAGACGGTTCAACACCAGATCCTAACTCATTGGTGGGTATTCAAAAACTAGCAGCTTTAAATTCCAATACCGCAACACGACATATATTACAAGGTAGCTTGTATGTTACCAGAACAATAGCGGAGTGTTTATCAATAAGAACAGCTGATATTTTAGAATATGCTGATTTTAGAGATGAGTTTGCTATGCAGATAGGAAAATATAATTTAAAAATTCTAGAAGATATTAAAGATTTATACATGTATGACTTTGGTATATTTATAGAAATGGCTCCAGATGAAGAGCAAAAAGCTATGCTTGAGCAAAATATTCAAATGGCACTTTCTCAAAAAGATATTAGTCTTGAAGACGCTATAGATATTAGAGAGCTTAACAATCTTAAAATGGCTAATCAACTTCTTAAATTAAAACGTAAAACTAAACAAGAAGCAGAACAACAACAAAGGGCTCAAGAGCAAGAGATGCAGGCGCAAATGCAAATGCAAGCTCAACAAGCTAAATCTCAAGGTGAGATGCAGAAAATACAGATGGAGTCTCAAGCTAAAATACAATACAGACAAGCGGATGTGGCTTTTGAAATTGAGAAGCTTAAAAATGAGGCTGAACTTAAAAAACAACTTATGCAGACTGAGTTTGAATATCAGATGCAGTTAAAAGGTTTAGAACAATCTAATTTAAGCCAAAGAGAGCAAGATAGAGAAAAAGCAAAAGACAGCAGGGTAAGCTTACAGTCTACTGAACAATCTAAATTAATAGAGCAAAGAAAAAACAACTTACCTCCTATTAATTTTGAATCTAACGAAGACAGTTTAGATGGTTTTGATCTTGCTGAGTTTGAGCCTAGATAGGCTAAAATAAATGTATTTAAATGTTTAACTTTATATAAAATTTAATTAAATGGAAATAAAAGTAAAAGACCTTGGATTGGTTGAAGAAAAATCCCGTGCTGAAGTTGAAGAACAACTTTTAAAAAAGCATGAAGAAAAGTTTGAAGACACTCCACAACAAGAAGGTGTTGCGGAAAAAGTTAATACAACTGAGCCTGTTCAAGAAGAAAAGGTTGAGCCTGTAGAAGATAAAACTCCCTCATCAGAGTTGAATGATGAAAACGTTCTTTCTTATATTAAAGATAGATATAACAAAGATATAAATTCAGTTGATGAACTTTTTGCGGAAAAAGAGGCAAATGAACCATTACCTGAAGATGTGTCTGCGTATTTGAAGTACAAAAAAGAAACCGGTAGAGGTATAGAAGACTTTTATAGATTACAAAAGGATTATACTGATATGGATGAAAATTCTGTACTAGCTAATTATTACGCTTCAACTGAAGAAGGGTTGGACGAAATAGATATTCAAGATATTATTGAAGATAAATTCGATTTCGATGAAGAAATTGATGATCCAAAAGATATTAAGAAGATTAAGTTAGCGAAAAAACGAGAACTTGCGAAAGCTAAAAAGTTTTTGAATGAACAAAAAGATAAATATAAAGTTCCTCTTGAGTCAAGTGGGGATGGGTTGTCTGCTGATCAACAAGAAAATTTAAATGCTTATAAGAGTTACATTGATAAGTCTAAAACTACGCAAGAGCAAACAAAAAAAAGGTATGATTATTTCTTAAATAAAACCAACGAGGTTTTTAACAATGATTTCAAAGGTTTTGATTTCAGTATTGGTGAAAATAATTTAACTTTTAAGCCAGGTACGGCTGATGAACTTAAAAACGTTCAAATGGATGTTACTAATTTTATTAATAAGTACATGGATGATAAAGGATTAATAGAAGACGCAAAAGGGTATCACAAAGCCTTATCAGTCGCTATGAATCCTGATAAATTTGCTCAGTATTTTTATAATCAAGGTGTTTCAAACGCTGTAGATAATGTTTCTAGAAAATCTAAAAACATTAATATGGATGTGAGGCAGGCTCCTCAATCCGTTTCAAAAGACGGAATTAAAATAAGGCCAGTTGGAAATACTGATAGTGGAAGAGGACTTAGAATTAGAAGTATTAAAAAAAGTTAAACATTAAAAAAATTAAAAAACAATGGCAGTAAATTTAACCCCAGGTTTTGACTTACAACCAAGTGCACAACAAGTGCCTGTAAGTACAAACTACATTACTAACTTTGATTTCTTGAATCAGTATCTACCAGATACTTATGAAAAAGAATTTGAAAGATATGGTAATAGAACAATCGCATCCTTCCTTAGAATGGTTGGTGCAGAAATGCCTTCCAATTCTGACCTTATTAAATGGGCAGAACAAGGAAGATTACATGTAAAATATCAAAACGTAGCATCAGCAGGTGCAGTAGGAGACCGTACAGGTGTTTGGACTATTCCAGGTGTCGGAGCGGCTCCAGGTGTAGCACCTAACAGCCCTACTAACTTCAACCCACAATTAAACGCAGGCGGACAAAATCTTGCGGCTTTAAGAGTTGGACAAACAGTTATGATTAGCGATAACACTCCAGGATCTTCTTTATCTAATAAAGGAATTGTAACAGTAGCTCCAACATCAGCTGCTCCTGGCGCTATAACAATCGCTTACTATGAAACAGGCGGTCAAGCAATGATAGCAGGTGCATTATGTGATATATTTATATATGGATCAGAATTCAATAAAGGAACTCTTGGAATGCAAGGGTCTAACGAATCTGATGACTTAATTTTTGACAACAAGCCGATTATAATCAAAGACAAATATTCTGTTTCTGGTTCTGACATGGCTCAGATTGGATGGATTGAAGTAACAGGTGAAGACGGCGTAAGCGGATACCTTTGGTATTTAAAGTCTGAGCATGACACAAGATTAAGATTTGAAGACTATCTAGAAACGGCTATGCTAGAAGCAGTACCAGCAGCAGCTGGATCTGGAGCTGGAGACTTTTTACAAGGAACAGCAGCTGGAGGATCTGGAGCTAACTTAAATGGTTCTGACGGTGTATTCTTTGTAGTACAAAACAGAGGAAATGTTTGGGGCGGTGGTAACCCACAAGTCCTTTCTCAGTTTGATAACATTATCCAAAGACTAGATAAGCAAGGATCAATTGAAGAAAATGTAATTTTCGTAAACAGAGAATTCTCTTTTGATATTGATGATATGTTAGCTGCTCAAAACTCTTACGGAGCGGGTGGTACATCTTATGGTCTTTTTGACAATGATAAAGACATGGCTTTAAATCTTGGATTTACAGGATTTAGAAGAGGTTATGATTTTTACAAGTCTGACTGGAAATACCTTAATGATCCTACTATGAGAGGTGACGTTGTTGGTGGAGCAATCAATGGTCTATTAGTACCAGCTGGTTCAACTACTGTATACGATCAAATCTTAGGTAAGAATGCTAAGAGACCTTTCTTACATGTTAGATATAGAGCTTCAGAAACTGAAGACAGAAGATATAAAACTTGGATTACTGGTTCTGCCGGTGGAGCAAGAACTTCTGACTTGGATGCAATGGAAGTAAACTTCCTGTCTGAAAGAGCTGTATGTACTTTAGGTGCAAACAACTTCTTCTTATTCCAAGACTAAATTGTTACATAAATTTTACCCTCGTTTTAAAGACGGGGGTAATATTTATTATTATTAAATCAAATTAAATTATATTATTATGAAAAAAAACACTACCCTAGTTACAAAAGCATATAAACTAATGAGAGAAGAAAGACCTCTCGCTTATATGTTATCCTCAAGACACTCGATTAGATCTCCTTTATTATACTTTGACGAAGAGCAAGGTGTTAATAGACCTTTAAGATATGCAAGAAACCAGAAAACTCCATTTGAAGACGAGCAAGATGGTAATGCTATATTAGAGCCTATTGTATTTGAAGATGGAATGTTAGTAGTTCCAAGAGACAATCAAGTGCTTCAAAAGTTTTTACATCATCACCCAGGTAATGGAATGATATTTACAGAAGTTGATAAAGCTAAAGATGCAACTAAAGAATTAGAATTAGTTGAAAGAGTATTAGATGCTCAAATATTAGCTAAAAATTTATCTACAGAAAAACTAATATCTGTTAGTAGAATTTTAATGGGTAATTATGCAAACAGCATGACTATCCCTGAATTAAAAAGAGACATATTAGTTTACGCACAAAACAATCCAGAAGATTTAATGGAAGTTGTTAATGATCCTATGTTGGAGTTACAGAATGATATTAGAGAATTTTTTGATCAAGGTTTTATAGCATTTAGAAACAACCAGAGAGATGTTTATTATAGCTTACCTAGTAATAAAAAGAAAATGTTATCAGTGCCTTTTAATGAAGATCCATACAGTGCAGTTGCTGCATATTTACAGAGTAATGATGGCTTAGATGCATACAAGTTCTTACAGAAGCGCTTAAAAAAAGATAAATAGAAAGCTTATCTTTGTGCTTTATTAACCCATTAACATTATTACCTATGGAAAAGTTTATCAAATTATTCGTCTCTGGAGCCGGACAAAACAAAGGCGACATTTTAATTCCTGTAAACGGAATTAGAGAAATTAAGCAAGAAAGTGACACTGTAATCAATATTTTTTACAATGTAATTTCTTCTGCACAAGCAGGTTATGCTATTGCTAATGATGGTTCAGCTACAGTCCCAGCTCAATCTAGTGTTGTGCAAACGATTAAAATTACTCACGGTGCAATTGTTGCTAATTCATCTTCATTCAAAAATTTCTTGAATGATTCAGTTGAACTAGCTTTACAATTATCTTGGCAACAGCCAGTGTATTCGCCTTCAGGAAGTGGTTACCCACCATCTGCTGCTAGTGCGTACGTTCCTGTAACTATTACAGCAATAGCAATGGGAGTTAAAGCTGCCGCTGATCAAGCGTAAGTTTTATTTTCTTATCAAATAAAGAAGAGGTTACAAAAAAAGTGACCTCTTTTTTTTTGCCTATATTTGTAAAAAGAATTTAACATGATTAACTCGGTTAGAAATACTGTTTTAGCTATTGCTAATAAAAATAATTACGGATATATTTCTCCTCAAGATTTTAATCTTTATGCGCAACAAGCGCAAATGGATTTGTTTGAAGATTATTTTTATCAATACAATGCGTGGACTAATAAAGAAAACCAAAGGCTTTCAGGAACGGAATATGCTGATATTGTAAAAGGACTAGTAGAGGTAATTGATAGTTTTTCAGTTACAAGAAGTTTAGCGCAACAAGGAGCTAATCTATTTAACTTACCTAGTGATTATTATTTAGTCAATAAGATTAATTATTATCCAACACAAATAACATCTGGAACAACTACAGCAGCAGGTTTAAACACATTGACTGATACGAACGCTACGTTCGTAACAAGCGGTGTTAAGGTCGGGCAACAAGTAGTAAACACTTCAGCTTTATCTAGCTACTCAGGGTTTAGTGGTTTTGTTATAAGTGTAGATAGTGAAACACAACTAACATTATCATACTCACCATTTGGTGTAGCTGCAACTATTGGCAACACATATGGTGTATTTAATACTACAGGTATTGTTGAGGTTGAAAGAGTAAATCAAAACAAAATATTTTATCTAAATAATTCACCGCTTACAGCGCCCTCAACAGGCTTTCCAGCCTATGTGTTAGGCGGAGCAACATCGTCCGTTATAGGCGATGCAAATACAGGCCAATTAGGTAATACTATTACGGTTTACCCGTCTACAATTACAAACAACGGAAGTGTAACTGCTGAATATATTAGATACCCATTGTCTCCAAAATGGACATACCAAACTTTAAATTCTGGCGAACCTTTGTTTGATATAAATCAAGCGGATTATCAGGACTTTGAATTACCTTTGTCTGATGAACCTGGCATAGTAGCTAAAATTTGTCAGTATGTAGGTATTGAAATTAGAGAATCAGATGTTTATCAGTTTGGTAAACAAGAAGAAGTACAAAATAACCAAATACAAACGTAAGATATGGCTTATATAAATGACTATGCATATTACGCAAATTCAGGAGTAACACCTGAAACCAAGAACTGGGGTTCATACCAATACGTTTCGTTAAATGATGTTGTCAATAATTTTATGTTGATGTATCAAGGGAATCATGAATTGATTAATAATCTTAATAGATACCAAGTTTTGTTTCATGCTAAAAGAGGAATTCAAGAATTGAATTATGATGCGATGAAAGAAATAAAAGTATTACAATTAGACTTAGACGAAACTTTAAGATTTATATTACCCTCTGATTATGTAAATTGGGTAAGAATATCACAATACATAAATGGAGTTTTATATCCGCTAACAGAAAACATACAGATAGGTTGGGCATCAACTTATTTACAAGACAATAATTCTAAACTTTTATACGATCAAAATGGTAATGTTTTAAAACCTGAGTTTTCTCAATTAGATCAATCTTTTACTAGTGGTGCTCAAAGCATTTACCTAAACAGTAGCAGTCCTTACAATAATCAATCAGGATGGAATGTAAATGGGTGTTGGTATTTTGATTTTGCGGTAGGAGGTAGATTCGGATTAAATACTGAAACAGCAAACGCAAACGCTACGTTTAGTATAGACAAACAAAAAGGAGTTATTAATTTTAGCTCTATAGGAGGGGGTGCATCAGTTGTTTTAGAGTATGTATCAGATGGTATGGAAAAAGGTGAAGACGGAGACATAAGCGTTAATAAATTGTTTGAAGAATATATATATGCTTATATTAAATATTCTCTTTTAAATGGTAGATTAGGTGTACAAGAATATATTGTAAACAGAGCAAGAAAAGACAAGTCATCATTGTTAAGAAATGCAAAAATTAGATTAAGTAATATTCACCCTGGTCGCCTTTTAATGAATATGAGAGGACAGGATAAATGGTTAAAGTAAGATGCCAATAGTAAATACAAATTTTATTGCAGGGAAGATGAATAAAAGCGTGGATGAACGTTTAGTTCCACCAGGCCAATATATAAATGCAATTAACGTAAGGTTAGGATCTACTGAAACTACTGAAATAGGAGCTGTAGAAAACTCTAAAGGAAACACCCAGCTTACAACTTTAATGTATCTAGGCGCACCTTTATCTGGCGCAGCTGTTTGCATAGGCGCATATGAAGATGGGGCTAAAGAAACGATATACTGGTTTATTCATGACGCTAATAATTTTAATGCTGGAGGAAAATTAGATTTAATTGTTTCTTTTAATGTACAGTCTCAAGCTCTAACATATCATGTTATTAGTAAACAAGTATTAAAATTTGATCCTAAGTTTTTAATTACAGGCGTAAACAAGATAGAAGATTTATTGTTTTTTACTGACGACAAAAATCCTCCAAGAAAAATAAACGTTACACAAAACTATCCTGATCCTGCGGGGGCAAACGATGGTATAAAAGAAACAGATATAAGTGTTATTTTAAAACCACCAGGTTTTGATACGCTAGACACATTACCAGCTCCATCTGTAACATTGCTTAATGTTCCGGGACAAGAGAATTACATGGACACTAGGTTTATAACATTTGGTTATAGATATAGATATATTAATAACGAATATAGTGCTACATCTTTATTTTCAGTTGCAGCATTTCAGCCAGGGCCTTTTGAATTTGATGTAAACAATTTCAATAATGCTTCGATGGTTAATACTTACAATTCAGCTGAAGTTCAATTTGAAACAGGATCTGACAAAGTAATTGAAGTTGATTTATTATTTAAACCTAGTAATAGTAATTCTATTTATGTAATTGAAAGGTTTAAAAAAAACGATTACGGATGGGCTGACAACTCTAAACAAACTTATACCTTTACAAATAGTAAAATATATACAGTTATTGGATCTGATGAATTATTAAGATTATACGATAACGTTCCTAAAGTTGCTCAAGCACAAACAATACAAGGCAATAGACTTATTTATGGTAACTACACTGATGGTTATGATATAGTAAATAGTTCAGGTCAGAATATACCTATAAATTTCACATCTTCTTTAGTTACTAATGATATACTTTTTGAAGACTTAACTGAGCCAACTTTATCTACTGGAGATATTTATACAATAAATCCAATAGCAAATGCCACAATACAAAACTCTAAAATTAGTTTTGATTTAACTAATCAAGCTTTAAAATTATTAAAAGGTACTTCAATATCTTTTACAGTTTTTATAGAGCATTCTTCATTAGACGGGACTACAAGCGATGCGTGTTATGATTCAGCATTTAACAATACCCCATTTGAGTTAAGAATAATATTTCCTATTAACGAAAATTATTCCTCTGTATATGAAATGGTAAACTCAGCTGCATTTGCAGAAAGGATAGGTACTGTATTAAACACTAATTTTCAGCCTCTTGCAACTTCCGCAGACGGAACTTCTTTAACAGACTTGTTTAATACAACAACAATAGTTCCTGTTAATTGTGTGTTTACAAAAACTAACAGTAGTATTGATTCACAAACTCAACAAGGTTTTAGAATTGGATCAACTGTAGGTTCAAATGTGTTTTCGTTACAAGTCTTGGCGATGAAATATGTATCAGGAACAGCACAAGTTTATGAATATTTTAAATTTTCAAGAGGACAAGGGACTTTTACATCCAGTCAAGACACATCATCATTACATAGTAATAGAGATTATGAAACAGGAGTAGTGTATATGGATGAATACGGTAGAGCTTCTACTGTATTAGTTTCTGAGTTTAACACAACTTTTGTACCTCCATCGGCATCTGTTGATCAAAATAGAATAAAAATAAACATTGAAAATTATCCACCAGAGTGGGCGACTAAATATAAATTTGTATTAAAACCTAGTGAAGGTGGGTATGAAACTATTTACTCAAACTTTTATTACCAAAGTTTATCAACTAGAGTTATATACTTTAAGTTAGAGGGTGACAATCAAAATAAAGTAAAAAAAGGTGATATTCTAATAGTTAAAAGAGATGCTTCAGGGCCTTTAAATAGAGAAGTTACATGTCAAGTGTTAGATGTTTCAGCTGAATCCTCTAATTTTTTAGAAGTTGAAGGTGAGGCTGCGGATGATTCTAATCAACTTTCTGGATTATACATGCAGATTAGAGCTCAAAACTTTAGTATTAATTTAGATGAAAATGCTGTGATTGATGAGGGAGAGAAAAAAGCTCGAGGAGAAGATGATACATATTGTAATCCTTTTTTACAATACCCCGCTTTTACCACTGATGCAGCGGGTGTTACAACAAATTACGATGTGCCGGCTCAATCAAGTATTAAAATTGAATGGAGAATTGGAAGATTTGATAGCGGATGTTATGGAATTGAATATCTATGGGATCAAGAATATGTAGCATCAAATAATTATGATGATTTACACTCTTGGTTTGTTGGTGACTTTATAAATCCAGCTGTAGGAGAAGTTATTGACGATGGTAATGGAAGGTTTCAAACACCTATATTTACTAGTAATATAGCTACAAGTCAAAGTGGTGTAGTGTGTCCTGATAAATGGACACCTAACTTTCAGTTTTGGCAAGCAGTTCCAGGTGATCCCACATCTCCTTTGTATTTAGCGTGTAGAAGTGGAGTTATTGCGTGTTCCGCAGGAACTTGGTTTATAGAAGCTACAATAGTAGTGACAAGGGCAAATAATTTAGTTGTTTGGGAAACAAAGCCAGCTGATGCTGATCCTAATTTATTCTATGATTCTTCTGAATCGTACGATATTATAGGTGGGTTTCATAAAGGAGGGAAAGGTGATGGAGATCAAGCACAAACAGCAACTCAAGACGCTATAGTAACTTTACCGTTTTTCAATTGTTATACTTTTGGAAATGGTGTAGAAAGTTATAAAATATTAGACGCATTAGACGGTCAAGCAGTGAATTTAGGTGAGCGAGTTTTAGCCGTGTCTAAAGAAGATTTTAAAGAAGCTGATAGATTTGCCGAACTTACATACAGTGGTATATTTAGCAGCAACTCAAACTTAAATAATTTAAATGAATTTAACTTAGGTTTAGTTAATTTTAAAGATTTAGAGACAAGCTTTGGGCCTATCATGAAATTGCATTCAAGAGAAACCGATATACTTGTGTTGCAAGAAGACAAAATAAGTTATGTATTAACAGGTAAAAACCTTATAAGCGATTCAACAGGTGGAGGTATTATAGCTTCAGTGCCTCAAGTATTAGGAACACAAATAGCTAGAATAGAAGAATATGGTATTAGTTATAATCCAGAAAGTTTTAGTTCTTGGGGTTACGACATGTATTTTACCGACACAAAAAGAACCGCTGTATTAAAACTAAAAGGTACTTCAGCTAATAACGATGCGTTAGAAGTTGTATCAGATACAGGTATGAGATCTTATTTTAGAGATCAATTTAATGCGCAGTTGAATACACAAAAATTAGGGGCGTATGATCCATACATGGATGAATATGTGTTAAGTACGAACGGAGATAGTATACCATTACCACCTGTAATTTTACCTTGTGGTACACAAAAATCATTAATAGGCTCTATAAGCGCTCAAGACTATACAATAGAACTAGGTAATGTAATAGGAAATGTAATTTTTAACTATACCATTACATCTGGAGCTTTAAACATAACTATGGTTTGGGACGGTGGTCAAGTAGCTTCAGTTACAAACGCTACAACTAGCGGAACTTTAAATTTTGACAAAACTAAAAACAGTCCAACAACTGTTTTAGTAACTGTTACACCAGCTTCATCATCTACTTACGATATAACATGCGATTGTCCTACGCAAGCTTCTTTGGTAATTATACAAGTAGGATTAAATTCTAGCGAAGATAACGGAAAGTTTATTCACAATGAATTTAAATGGAATGATGCTAATGTGTCAAGCCCAGTAGCGTCAAACATGATGACGTTTGGATCAGACTCTCAGATTGCATCGCAATACTTTATTCAATCAGGGACAAGGTCAATAGGTGTATATCCTTATTCAGGTACTGATGTAACGATAAGATCTAATAAAATTAATTTTGATGATTATGAGTGGATTGTAAATAATGACAATTTTGCTTGGTTATCTTCAAATACATTATATAGTAACACGGTTTCAGGAATTAATTCTTTACTAGCAGCTGTAAACACAATAGCGCATAGTAGCGTAAGCAGTCCGTCAAGTGGATTATATGAAGCGACTATACCTTCAATAAACCTACCTTTAGCAAATCAATACCTATATTTAATATATGATTATAGAACGACTAGTTCAGCTTCGATTTGTTATGATGCAACAAACGCCAATGAAGCGTGTTGTGGTTGTGGAAGTTTCTGCACACCTTACGCTTCAAGTACAGTGCAAGATACAATTAGTATTGCATGTGTACAGCCAACAAATCAAACATATTATCATGATGGTACTGGTGCGTTACCAGTGATTAGTGATACAGTGTATTCTTCTACTACATGTGATGACAGCGCTACAAGCACAAAGCTACAAGCGGGTTATTATGAGATAGGTGCAAGCAATCAATGGATTAGAGTAAATTCAAGCGGTGTTGTAATGCAATCAGGGAGTTGCGCAATTAAACCTTTTACTGCTAGTGTAAGAGATCCTCAAATTTCTACAATTTGTACGCAGTCAATAGATCAAACGTATTACCATACAGGTGCAAATACTTTACCTGTAGTTGGAGATTTTTGTTTCTCAGATCAAGGTCAAACAGAATTACCAAACGGATATTATAGAATTTCATCAACTGAATTTATTAATTTAAACTTAGGTACTGGACAAGTGTATGCAGTTGTAACATGTCCTACAGTTACTTACTATCCTTTTAATACTAAACAACAGGCTAACCCACAAACTGCATGTTTTTATACAGGTGCGTTGGATGAAGTGTATTACACTACAACAGGAACAGGGCCAAGTGACGGAGCGGGAACTGTAATATATAGTGACAACACAGGAACAATTGCTCCATCAATGGTTTATGTGTATAGTGTAGGTACGGGTGGAGTAGCTAATGTATACTTTGGAACAGGTGGTGCTGGAGAAATAGACGGAAATGGATTAGTAACTTGTTAAATAAATTATGGCAACTAGAGCAACATATTATTTTGATGGATTAAGTTTTGCAACAGCAATAGCTTTATTTACTGATCAAGCTTTAACCACAAAAGCAGCTGATGGATATTATGCATTAGGCACTATCTCAAGAAGACAAGTAAATGGATTGTTACAATCTGCTGCTAATTGTACTGATTGCGGTGATGCTAGAGATTTATGTTATGATGCAGCCTCAGCTGATAATGTATGTTGTATAGGATGTGGAACAACTTATACATCATTTGCTTCTACTATAATAGGTAATTTTAATAGTGTTTGTGGAGACACTACATTTGATCAAACTTTTTATCATAATGGGCCTGGAACAATTCCTGTAGCTGGCGAGTTAGTTTTTTCAGACTCCGCAGGAACAACTCCTTTGCCAAACGGATGGTATCATACCAATGCTTCAGGAACAAGCAACAGATATAGAATTACAAACAATACTGGTTTTGTAGCCACTATAGAAACTTGCGGTAGTCCTTAACTATATTATATTTTTTTTTTGTAAATTTACAAGATTAAACGTTATATATTATGCCAACTATAGGGACTTATTATTTAAATGACACTGTTTGGGCTTCAGGAAATGCTAATACTGCTACAAACATATAC